AGGTCGGAGTGCCAAGGACCGGAGTCACCAGCGTGGGGGAGGTGGACATCACCACATTGCCCGTGCCCGTGATGGCGTTGGACACCAAGTTCTTTGAGGCGTCAGTAAACACCGCCTGCGAGGCCGTCAGCGCCGACAACACAGGTGCTGCCAAGAATGAAGCCACGCCGGTGGAGTCAGCCAGCGTAATTGACGCAGTGCCGTCCTTGGCTTTGACGTTGCTTACCTCGATGTTGGTGGTGTCAACAGTGGTAGCATTGACGGTGGTGATGTTACCTGTCGTAGCCCCAACAGTGGTGAACGTAGCAGCACCAGCGCTAGCACCGCCAATAGTGACACCATCAATAGTGCCTGCATTGATGTCAGCAGTGTCGGCAACAAGGCTGTCAATGTTGGCTGTGCCGTCAATGTACAGGTCTTTGTACTCCAGCGCAGAGCTACCCAAGTCAACAGTGTTATCCGTCTTAGGCGTCAACGCTGTCGCACTAGCTACAACATCCTGTGTAGGTCCAATCTTCGTAATGGCAGCACCTTCAGCAGAAGTGCCGTCATGAGTATGCCCTGTCGTTGCATTAAATGCTGCTTCAATAGCGTTATATTCGTTGTCAAAGTCTGAAGCATTGATGACGTTTCCGTCAGCAATGTTGTTTGTTGTGTCTTGCCTAATGTAGCCAGCCATGTACTTTTCCTTTAGCGCCTATCGTGAGATGCGTATTCAATTGTAACAGCGTCAAAGCTGTATGGAGGATCATTGCTATTGCTCTCAAACTGCAACGAAACTGAGAAACCACTCCCAACTATTTGAGAATCAAACACTCTCAATAGCTTCTCACCAAAAACAACGGCGCCATAATTAGCCAACGCATTTCCAAAAATACCAACATTACTGGTAGCGTTAGAAAGCGTAATAGCGTCCGGTTGTACACTACCTTTGTCATCGAAGTCAAGCTTCATGCTCAAGGTAATGGTTACACTTCCTTGAGGGTCTAAGTATGTGTAAAGCTTATACAAAGTCTTTCTAATTCGCGGATCGCTGATGGGCAAATAAGGAGTGTAGAAAGAAGCTTTGATGTTGACTCCATCAAAAGTGTTTCCTTCTTCAAGCTTATAAACATATCCATCATTATTAGCAAAAATGATTAGTTCTTCGCGTTCATGATAGTCGCTGTCTGCTGTATAAGCTTTAATTCCTCTAAGTTCTGCCCATTCCACTCTATCAGAAAACTGTGTTCCCAATATTCCCTTAGCACTATCGGAAGTGATATTAGCGGAATATCCAAACAATCGATATTGACTTTTAGATTTGATAGTGACAGAAGAAAAGGAGGTGCTACCTCTAATAAGCTGTGTTAGTTCTGTCTGTATCCGATTAGATACAGAAGCCAAACCGAAGTCGCCAATACGATCTGTGGCAGACAACAATCGCAAGCCATCAGGCCCCAAGAACATAACATCCCCACCAACTTCTTTGATGGTGTCAGGAGATACACATCCAATCTTTTCTGTAATTGGCTGCAGTTGATAGTCTGCAATGGTGGACCCAGTGATACGCTTAATAGCCTGTTCGCAGAAAATAATGAGTTGTTCTCTAAAGACAACGAGTCCTGTTATGTTTCCACCAACATTAATTACACCACCACCACTAGCAGCGCTAAAGTCTGTATCGGAAAACGGAGAAGAAAAGTAAACAGCATCTCCCTTAGCAAAGAACAAACTATTCTTAAACCAAGCTACATATTCAGCACCTTCAATATCAGGCACTGTTGTGAGCTTCTTAAAGGTAGTGTTATCGTAAACAAAAGGAAAGCTAACACCATTAACACCAACGATTTTCTCCGTAGAACCAATGCGATAGCGTTCAAATCTAGCTTTGGTGCCTGTAGTGAATTTAGTGCTTCTAAAGGTGATGACAGCATTATCAGCAGGACTACTATTAAGCGCAGGCGATATTGCCAATGTAGCGCCACCAGCAGTGACAGTTGGCAATGCAGTGATGATGTATGTTAGATTGACACCAGCAATGGTGAATGTATCCCCAATTTGCGGCACTGATGTCAAACCATCGACAGCCAGCGACGAGCCTGTTTGAGAACCACCATTTACTAATACAGTGCCATGTGAAGGAACATTTATTCGTGTATATCCGCTACCAGTGCTTTTATAAACATCACTGCTTCTTACAGCAACGACAGAGCCATCCCATGCTGCAACGCCTGTAATAAGACTATTGTTATTACTGAACGTAACAGCAGCGCCGTCAGCAGGACTAGACACCAAAGATGATGTCAGAGTGAGCGTCAACGACTGCAATGTGCTGTTATAGCTAACACCACCAGAAGCAATGGTGTAGGTGTTGGCACCAATGGTAATGGTGCTGCCTACAACAGGTGGTGCTGTAACACCAGCAAGCAACAGCGTTGTTCCTGTTTGCCCGCCTCCTTGAACAACAGCATTTCCGTAATAAGGAACTACTGCTGTATCAAACTTCTGACATCCTAAAATACGCCTATACCCACCGTCAACAGATGGTTCATAGTTACGCAAAACACGGGCACTGCCGGGTTCTTGAATGCCCTGTTGAAGCGGCGATAGGCTTGTTACCAAGCCACCACGAAACTCAACAGGGTATGTTTGCCACCTATCCATTTATGATATTCTCGATCCGGTAACAATCATACTGCCTTGCGGGATATATGTTGAAGTGATGTACTCATACCTATTAATAAGGATAGTACGCATTCTCTTCAATCCTTCTTCAAACTTGCCTTTAGCAATATTGGCAGCTTGTTCATTGCTTCTGAACATATAAGCATAATATTTGGCACCATCAAGAATGACATGCTTATATCGCTCAGGAACAAAAGGAACATCTGTAGGATTGATAAGGTCTACAGGAATACGATAGTATTCGTAGACAAGTTCGTAGTCTTCATTAGGAGGAGGCACAACGACATATTCTTCACTAGGAGCATGGCATACCTTTCTAGGTACATCAAGTCGGCTAGTATCTGTTGAATATTCAAGGTCTACATAGTGCTTCAGATAGTCGTCATATGTAATCACTTCCAGACGCACAGTATTGTTGCCAAACGTAGCGTCTTCTTTGATTCGAAAGCTATCAAAATCAATCTTGGCAGAATCTGCCGGGAAGGCATAACGGCTAACACCATCGGACAATACGTCTGTCTGCTCTACGTGATTGAAGGGCCAATCTTGCCCAATCTGATTGATGTCACGAAGAGCATTGTTGACAGCGTCCCTAGCATGAGCATAGAAGCCTTTAGAGGTGAGGAAATTAACAGAAGTAAGCTCCACCTCATTCAAAGAACGAAGCAGGGTATTGGTGATTTCTAGATAGTTGTATGCCATTATTGCTCCTTGATACGAAGCTTCACTGTACGCTCTGCAATGGAACCAGTGCTGTCTGTAATGCGACAATAGATTTTGTATTCAGTGTTATTAGTGCCGAGTCCCAAATTGATGGTAGCAACAGTGTTTGTGTTGGTGGCTGTTACATTTTGTAGCCCATTCACTACACTACCATTAGTGAAGGCTGTCTTGACACCAGAAGCATTATCAACAAACCATGATACACTAGAGATAGTGGCAGCGCCAAGCCAGCGTGACCAATCAACGCTGTAGTCCAACACTTCGTCTTTGTCTTTATTAGTCCATCTAAACGACATATTATGTTCCTATATCTACTGTACGTTCTTTGCTTGTTGTACCACGGCTTATATACACTTGTCTAATGTCTCTATCTATCACAACTGTTCGCGCTGTCGATTTTGGTTCAACATACAGCGTTCTTGGTTGAGCTTCAACATAAACATACCTAGCAATTGCAGGTGTCTTCGCTTCAACGTAAACAATTCTGTTTTTATCAAACGCATTAGCATCATACGAGAACACGGTTGTTGTTACAACAACGTTCCCATTGAAAGACGTTACGCTATTTCCTGTAACTGCAAATCTACAATCAAGAGAAAATGTCGGTGTTCCAACGGCTGCTGTTGCAGAAACACCGGATAGAACAACAAGTTCGTCTAGTCTAACATTCGCTTGATAGAATGTCTGAACATTATCAAATCGTTCAGCAAGTAGTGTTACTGTTCCACGAAGAACATCTGGTGCATAAAACGTCTGCGTGTTGCTGACGAATGGCGGCTCCAGTGTAATGACAGATAGAGCCGTAGCTGCATAAAACGTCTGATTGTTGGTGACAATCGACGGGGCGAGTGATACTGGTCCCGCTGCAACTGTGGCACTATAAAACGTCTGCGTATTGCTGACGAGTGATGGCTGTAACGCATTGAAAAATACAACTGTAGCTGCGTAAAATGTCTGAGCGTTATCGAAACGCGCCGTTTGAACAACATTACTAACAGTCTCGACAACAGAGCTATGGAAAGTCTGAATGTTATCAAAACGTGCCGCTTGAACAACATTGCTAACAGTCGTGACAACAGGACTGTAGAAAGTCTCAATGTTATCAAAACGCGCTGTCTGAACAAGATTTCTATCAATTGTGACAACAGCGCTGTAGAAAGTCTGAGCGTTGTCAAATCTTGTTGCTTGAACAACATCGCTGACAGACGAGACAACAGCGCTGTAGAAAGTTTGAGCGTTGTCGAAACGTGCCGTTTGAACAACATTGCTAACAGGCGAGACAACAGCGCTATAGAAAGTTTGAGCGTTGTCAAATCTTGTTGCTTGAACAACATCGCTGACAGGCGAGAGAACAGCGCTGTAGAACGCTTGAACGTTGTCAAAACGAGCCGTCTGAACAACATCGCTGACAGACGAGACAACAGCGCTATAGAACGCTTGAGCGTTGTCAAATCGCGCTGCCTGAGTGAGTGTTTGCGCGGAAGGCCCTGCCCCGGCGCTTTGGAGCAGGGTAAGCAGCATGCTTTATGCCAGAGTTTTTAGCTGATCCAGCGTCAGTTGCGTCTGCGAAATCTGCGCGTCAAGCGATACCACCTGATTCAAATCCCCAATAGAAGCGGCTGACGCACGCGCAGAGTTCAGTGCCGCCAGCTTATAACTGACAAGCTGGATCAGTTCGGAAATGCTCATACCAGCACCACACATTCTTGTGCGACTGTGGAGAGATGCGACTGCAAGAACACCGTGTCATAAGTGTCTGTGCCGTCAATGGCACAGTAAGCAGCCATTCGATTCCCCACCACTGCAGTGCCTGTCTGCAAGAAGTCTGTCGGAGTGAACGCAGACAGCACGCGATTTTCTACGTCAAACCGATATATCTGGCTGATCTGCGATGCCACATACAGATTGCAATAAAACATGCGCCCTTCGTTGTCGAAAGGGCTGTAACACCCACCCGACCCCGTGGTTGGAAGCGCACCGGGGGAGCCGTCATAAACAATCGCACCCGTCCATGTGCCCGTGATCGCTCCTGCAATGTCCAGCACATCCAGCGTTGCCGCGCCGCCTCGGAAGAAGTAGCAGAACGACTGCCGACCGTACCTGTTTTGGTCGGGCTCAATCCCCCAAGACGGTGCCCACATGCCGCCAGCAGCATTCGCAGCAGGAGCCGCACCAAAGTACGCTGTGCTCCAAGCGTTGGCAACAATGTTGTTGGTGCCGTTGTTAATCGTGGCGTCGGTGTAGTTGTAGGTGTACACCGTGGTGGTTGCAGACGAGCGCAGCAGAATCAGATTAGGAAGTTCGATAACATACTTAGCCGTTGCCGAGGGCGTCACCGTCCAGTTGGTGCCGAGCGTATAAACAGGGCTTGCGCCTGCTGTGTGGCTGGCAATGATGCGCCGCTGCCCCACCGCCGTCACGTTGGTCGTGTCTTCAACGATTCGAATCTGGAAGTTGCGGTATTCGTTTGCGACCACAACCGCATCGCCCAGCGCGGCTTGGCCCGTTAGCGTGCCCGCTGCCGTGGCCGTAGCAGTCAGAGCATACCGTGACACAACTCCGGTGTCGTAGTTGTATGCCCCCTTGATCATCCCGTCGCCGGGGGAGTTGTTATGCGGCACATACTGCTCATCCAGCACCATCAGGCTTGAGTCCGTACCGATGGTTGCGGGCAGGTTGGTTTGCGTCATTGACGCGAGCGTATTCGTTGCAACTTCAAACGAACGCCATGAAGTTGCAGCAAGCGTACCTGCTGACAGCATTGCCACTCGGCCCGCAACAATTTCGTAGCGCGAGCCAGTGGTGGGCGTAAAGCCGAAAGCTGACAAGACCGTGATCGTTGGCGTAGTGCCCCCGGTATTGCCAGTGATATACCGTTCAACAGTTTTGCCTGACCCGCCTGCCGCGTTGTCAATAATGCGCAGCTTGTAGCCATACTCACCCGAGCCGCCTCGGTTAGCAAGCATGTTCACACCCACAGCAGTAGGCAGTGCGGTGGTCAGCACTACAGAAGTCGTTGTCGACCCCGCAGCAATCGTGCCCACAAGACCAAACGACGGAACAAACGCCGAGGCTGCTCCAGCACCGAACGTGCCGCCAAGACCGGGGTTCACTGCAAACGCAGACCCCTTCGTGATGATGTTGTAGCGGTTGAGAATCGCCGCTGATACCAACTGGTACACAAACGGGTTACGAGAGATATCATTGCGCAGATCACTACACACGTTGACCGCAGCAGCATGGGCGTTTGGCATAGGCGGAACTTGCCGCCATACCAGCGTGTCAATGACCTTCTTAAATGTGTTTGCCATATGTATATCTCAGGTGATGCAGCTACGAACGCATTGCGCCCAAGCTGTGCGGTTGGTATCAAGCACAGTCATACGGGCGTTGTAGGTGTCGATGTTGTTCAAAGAGGTGACGGCGGTGACGGCAGCGACTGTGGTGACCGTGGTGACCGTAGAAACCGTGGTTACCGTGCCCGACTCAACAAGCACCGTGCCCCGCTGCCGCTGCAAACTCTTGTCATAGCCCAGCGGTGCCATCAGCATCTGCAAGATGCGCGTCAGCAGACTTTCAGAGTGCTTGTCAGCTACGGGCAGGGGAGCATCATCAGATACATCAACTGCAACGCCATCCACTCCCGCCACCGGCTTAACCCGCTGATACAGGACACCACCAATATCATCAGCGGCAACAGTTGCGCCTGATCCGGGGGTATATCCTACATTGTCAGCCATGTTCTATTCCTTACAGCGCGAAGATGCCGCTAGCGTTCCAAGTAACAGAAATGTTACCACCGTTAGGCGTTACCGGCAAACCAGTGACACCTGTGTCAATAAATGCCACCAACCTAGACGTACCAGCCGTACCAGTGTCAATGTACAGCACCAAAGCTTCAACGCTATTGCCTGTGACAGCCGTATAGGTGATATCGCCACCATCGAACACACCATCGGTATACGACTTCGTAGCACCAATCGTCTGCGCTGTACCGACAACACCAGTAAGCGAGGTGAGGAATTCGTGTGCAGAGCTATATGTGTAGGTGCCAGTGTCAACAAGCGCTGCCTTCACTGTGCCAGTAAGCGCAGAATTGCTGCTGTTCTGCAGCAACGCTTCTTTCCATTTTGGATAGAGTGAATTAGCCATATTTACTACCTTTGTTAATTAATTCTGATGATGGCATTGGCACCATCAGCTACAGGCATCTGCACAACAAACGAGCCATTAGTGGACGTCCTGTCTGCGCCAAAATCAATAACAGCAATGGATTTATTGCTCTTGCTGCTGTTATAGAGTATAGCACCTCTAGCAGTGATGGTTGCATCACTCCACGTTGTATCACTAAAATCTACAATGGCAACACTGCCATCCAAAGAAATAGTAGCGCCTGTCAATGTATTGCCACCGGCAACATATCCTACTCCTACCACTTCATTACTGGTAGTGTATGCCGTAGCGCTAGCACCCAACGTAGCAGCGCTTGTGTAAAGCGCCATCTTGATTACATCAGTGTCTAGATCGTGAACACCACCCAACAATTCTTGCTTAAAGCTGTTACAAACCGCTGATGTAATTGCCATGATGTTCCTAAAACAAAAAAAAACAGAGACAGCAGCATAGCCACCGTCTCTGTTGTTAACACACAGCTTAAGCCAGAGTGTCGCGGTCAACAGTACCGGGAGCAGCCCAATCCTTATTGACATCAACAACAATAGCGAACACGCGACCAGCGATAACGCCGGGAGCACCAGAGATGGTGGTCACAACGTCGATGGTGTCGTTAGCAGCAACCACACCAGCGGTAGTGCCAACCTTGATGGTGTTAGCAGCGGTGTTGTCGAAGTTGAGGTCGTTGGCGAATACGGTGGTGCCATCGGTGATGTCCATCGTATACGTGGTGATATCAGGCACCGTCGTATAGTTTTGAAAACCGACAGCAAGCACCAGAGTGCCAGCGCCGACAGAGATGCCTACGGCGGTGCCAGAAGTGGCGGCAAGCGACACATCCTTTTCCACAACATAGGCGCGATTACGAAGAGATTGAACAGCAGCCATTATATTTCCTTTCAAAAGGAGAGGGCCGAAACCCTCCCTTCAACATCACGCGACGTTGTACTTTCCGCGAACGATAGCTTCCGGCCTCAGTACTTTTCTACCGTAGACATGCATACCACGAACGATGTCAGCGAAGCTGTCAGGATCGCGATAGGTTTCGGTCTTGGTGATGGTCTCAGCAGTAGCCACAGCCGACTCATGACCGGCAACGATGATGCCGTAGTTGTCGTTCTGGTTAGCCGTACCAGCAGTGCCGGGACCGGTGCCGATAGCAGGCAGGTTGTTCGACACATACACCTTGAAGCCGTGCAGGTTGCTCAGCACAAGACCGTTCTGCAGACCAGAGCCACCGAAGTCGCTGTTGAGCAGACGGCTGTCTTCGTCCTTCAGCATTTCCACGAAGATCGGGTCAATCACAAGGAAACGACCGTTGGAGTCAACGTTCTGTTGATCCAGCAGACGAGACATGCGAGAGATGATCATCAGCGGCGACACACGATCAGTCGGCAGAGAAGTCGTACCCGGCAGACGCGGAGTCACAGGGATAGAATGCTCACCAGCAGACGCCGTCGTGATGCTAGCGAAAGAACCCTTCTTCAGCTTCATCGAAGCCAGCAACTCATCGCTGTCAGCCGTAGCAACAGCAGCCGTGCCAGAAGCGGTGGTACGAGCCACAGTGGCGTTAGCATTCAGAGCAGCCTGTTGGAAGCCCGTCATGTAGCCCAGAACGTCTTGGTCGTAGTTGTCCTTCAGACGATAGGCAGCACGATCAGACGCCAGAGACATCCAATTGATGTGCGACTGCGAAGACTCAATGTCATCCACCTTGAAAGCGAAATAGGCAGACTTATCGACCACCAGAGTGAAGTCGCTGTCGTCGAGGTCTTGCGCCGTCACTTGAGTGCCACGCGCATAGTTCTTGACAGAGATTTCAGGTTCCTTGATGATCTTCACCGAATCGCCCACATTGGCGATTTCGCCAAAGTAGTCGTTATTGGTGATAGCTTCAGCAACGGAAGACTTACGGAAAGCAAGCTGAACTTGCTTGGAATAGATAACCGGCGACCAGTTACCATTAGGAAGATTGCCCCAACCCGGAGCAGCAGCAAATGCCATGATGATTTCTCCTATATTAGCATTTAATACTGTCTTAGGATTTTATCGGGCCTTGCGAGAAATAGGTGGTTATACTTAACTGATCTAGTTTCAATTAACTACAACGGCTATCTGCTTGGGTTGTCGATACAACACTTGACAGAAACAAAAAAGACGTTGCCATTTTTGACAACGTCCCCGTTAGAACAGAATTTCTATTCTGTGTCAAGCGTTAACGCGCATTTCCTGAAATATCGTACACAAATTTGCCAGAACGCATTGCTTTGACAATGTTTTCTTGATTTGCTTCGTATTCAGTGATGGACATCTTCTGCACTTGGCTTTCGTAGAAAACGCCTTCTTGATCTGCCGTTGCATTCGGAGTAGATCGGCCACGGGTGTTAACAGCCTGTGCAGCAGACTTATCCTCTGACGCCTTACGCTTGCTGATGTTTCGATCTGCCTTGTAAAGATCGATGACACGTGCCGCAGAGCGGAAGTCATCGTCGTTCTCATACAACGCATCCTGTACCCATTTTGGTTGCTCTTCTGCCCAATTGTGGAAGTCTTCGTTGTCTTCAATCTTATCGAAGTCGGGATGCAGCTTCAGCAATTCGACACGTGCTTTTTCGCGTGACGTTTCTCGCTCACTCTCATCAACCTTACGCATACGCTCTTCAAGAGACTTCTGCGTTTCCTTTGCCTTCTTCAGCGCAATGCTTTCAACAATGCGATAGACATCAGGATATTGCTTTGCCCACATATCAATGTCTTCATCACGCGCAGGCAGCTTCATCTGCTTCTCTGTAGTCTTTTGAACAAGTGCTTTCAGTTCATCGACTTCTTTTCGAAGATCGTCTTCAACCTTTTGCGAATGCCGACGAAGATCGCCGTAACGCTTCTTGAAAGTTTTCTCTTCTGCCGACAAATTTTCGTCAGAAGTTTCTTCCTTAGCTTCTTTATCATTGACGTTGGATTTGAGGTTTTCAAGTTCTTCCTCGTCTTTCTTGATGCGATCTTCTAGTGCATTGCGGCGCAGAGAAAACGGAGCCACGTTAGTTTGTACAGGTACGACAATTGCATTTGACATGTGTTAAAAATTCCTTTAATGATTATTTGAAAATGATTTGGTGAGTAACAATATGTAGATTGGTTTTAGTTGAGTTGAAACGTTTCCGGCTTAAATCCACCGCCACCGCCACCGCCACCGCCACCGCCACCGCCATAGCCTCCGTCGTAGCCGCCATAGCTACCACCGCCGATGCCATAGCCTCCGTCGTAGCCGCCACCAAAATTATCCCAATTCCAGAAGTCTACA